GTAAGTAGTTTAATCATTATTAATATTATTAAATATTCTTCTATATCATTTTTTTAATTTATCATATAATCTTCGTATTTTAAACTATTTTCCAATACATTAATAGGAATTATATTTTGTTTCATATATTTTTTTTTAAGTAAATAAAACTTCATACTAGATGAAAACTTTTGACGATATAAAGTACAAGATGTAGAATTAACAACAGATGGTTGTATAGGAATATTATCAGAAATATTATCCTCTTTTTTCTTAATAGATATACTATCATTTAATAAGTCTTTCATTATTTCATATTTAATTATTTCATTTTGAGATTTAATGCAAAAGTCAATATAATTATTTATTTTTAATAAGATCTCATTTTCTAACCAATTTAAATTTAAAAAAACTCCATTGTTATTATGCGTATAGTTTATATTATTTTCAATTAGAATTTTAAATAATTCTAATGTTTCAGTCGATGTTAATTTTGTAACATTGCTTTGTATTGATTTACACAATTCGTTTTTATTCATTTTAATTAGTATAACATTTTTATATTTATATAGAAATATTTAATTATGGATAATCGTCATTGTCTAAAATATTTTCTATATCTACGTCATCAACTGATAAATCATCATCTTCGATATCATCTACGTCATCATCATCATCATCATCATCATCATCATCATCTTCGTCACTGGCTTCATCTTCGTCTTCTTCGTTATCTTCAAATTCGCTTTTATTTTTATCTTTAGTTTTGATATTTATTTTTTTAACACTTCCATTATCGTCTTCATCATCTTCTTCGACATCAATAATATCACCATAATCATTTTCTATATCTATAATATCTATTGCGTCATTATGTGCGTCTTCTTCATTATCATCATCATCATCAACAGAAAATACATCATCTTCATTTTCAGTTTCAACAATTTCCTCTTCCTTGTCTTTTAATATCTTACCAACTATAGATATCATTTTATCATATAATGTAAACTTCTTTCCGCAAACAAGTACATTAACACTATCACCAATTTTAACATCATCTATGTTTATTTCTGATTGAATGCCTGACGTAATTCTTGGAATAATAACCTCTAATATTGCCATATCTTCGTGCATTCCAATGGCTCTTAATCCAAGATTATTTTTAGCCTTAACTACACATTTAATAACACTATCTTGTATAGGGTTGCAAATTTCTGCTATACAACATAAATCATAAGCTATATTTCCATTTAAATGCGATTCTTTAATATATCCCGTTGAACGCTTTATAATTTTAATACTATCTTTCTTAATATAGCCGTGCTTGCTACAACTATTTTCTAATGTTGTTTTAAGTTTTTCTAAAATAACATTTTCGAAATTATTGTTTAATTCATTTGGTTTTAAAATAATACTTGTATTAAATTTAATGGGCATAAACATTTTCGAAGTCATAAATAATATTCTATTTTCTATTTAATGTATCATTTTTTTTATTTATATAAAAATATATATAGCTTTTATAAAAAAATTGATATATAAATCTATAATATCTATATTAAATATAAGAGTATAAAATTATGGAATTATCAAAGGATGACAATATTGTTAAAGTCATAGATAAACACTATTCATTAATTTCTTCAAAAGACTGTGAAAGTTTAATAAAGTTTTCAGATTCTTCACCATGGGCTGAAAAAGAATACAAAAACTTTATAAATGTAATGAAAACAGAAGGATTTGTTGAAAAAATTGAAACACAGATTTTGAATATTTCATCGGAAAAAACGCTTTTTACAATTGCTGGAAGCAGTAGTATTTTAAGATATTGTTCATCTAATACATATAGAAAACAAGATGCATTTTTATACAATATAAATGTTGAAGCCAAAGATATCGTAAATGATGTGTTTGATTCTACAATAATTTTCGAATCATTTGTGAAAAGCCCATTGATGCAAACTCCAGAGTTTAATGCAGTATGGAATGATACCAGAAAGTTTTATAAAATAAATAAACGAATAATTTATACAGATGTAAAAACAAATATTCGATACATTGTTAATATTACAAAATACAACGGAATTGATTCTGATATAAAAGAAGTTGATAATATCAATTTACATTATTCTCTTAAAAGTTCCGGCGTTATTAAATCTTCACAAAGATATGAGTTTTATATAGATATAACAAAATCAGTTAAAGATGATATATTACCATCAATTATAAAAATGGAACAAGCATTGTATTTATCAAACTTCATAATTTCAAAAAAACAACAGACAGATGTAATTAAAAACTATTATGAACTCATCAAAAATGATGTTAAAATATTAGGGCTTGATAATCGTAAATTTACACCAACGCGACCTCATCTTCTTACACCAAAGCCGGTTACATTAGAAAAAAACAACGTATTTAATCCAGACGAATACGGTGTTATCAGTATTTTATCAGAATATACAGTTACGGAAAAAGCAGATGGTGAAAGACTTCTTATGTATATTGATAACAAAGGTATTGTATATCTGATTAATAATACATATAGAGTAATAAATACCGGTTTAGTATCTTCTAAAGAATTGTATAATTCACTTATTGATGGAGAATACATATCTTGTAATAGTCGCATAGATAATTCAAGTAATGGTTTATATGCGTCATTTGATATTTACTATTATGGGGGTGAAAAAGTTACAAGTCTTCCATTGATAGGCGATAAAAAAGATGATAAAAGTAGATATAGTTATTTGTTAAAAACTTCAAAATACATTAAGGAAGGAAACTTTTCTATAAATTATATAGTTAAGGATCATATTTATAATAAGGATATTCTCAATGATTGTGATAAAATTTTATCTGGAGTCAAAAAATACCCTTATCATATAGACGGTTTGATATTTACACCTGCTAAACTTGCTGTATATTCTCAATTTGCAAATAAACCTGTACCTTTAACAAGTAATGTTAAATGGGATAGAGTATTTAAGTGGAAACCTCCTGAACAAAATACAATTGATTTTCTTGCAAAAGAAGGTAAAGTTGTTACGATAGATGGCATAAAATATAAAGAGATGTTTTTATATACTGGATATGATGCTTCAAAATGGGAAGATTATACTATTGAAGAAGCTCTTAAACAGATTTATGACAAAGAATATGCGAGAATTGTTCAAGGTAAAAATAAAACATATGTTCATAAAAAGTTTCAGCCAACAATATATTATAGCGATGGTATTGAAAAGTCGCTTATAAAGATGAGTGCTAGTAGAGAAATACGTTGCGAAAATGGAGATAAAATTGAAGGAAATGTTATTGTTGAATATCGATATGTATTGGATGAAAATATACCAGTGTCGATGAGATGGATACCGATGAGAGTAAGAGAAGATAAGACACGTGTATATAAAACTGGCGAATTATCACAAACAGCAAATGATTTGAAAGTTGCATTAAGTATATGGCGAACTATTCACAACCCTGTTACTGAAAGTATAATACGCGGAAAAACTCCCATCCTTAATATGGATATTAACGATGTAGATTTATTGGATGCTGAAGATGTTTACTATTCTAGAAATATTCCAAGAGAAGCATTATTATCATATAATATGCTTCAATTTCATAATCTTGGTATTAAAAAAATGCTTTATTCTAATTCAAAAAATAAAGGTTCTATAGTTGAATTGGCATGTGGTGAAGCCGGAGATATGAAAAGATGGATTGATAATGATTATAGATTTATTTTAGGAATAGATTTGGTAAAAAAGAATATTTATGGTCCAATGTCTGGAGCATATAGTCGTCTATTGGGTGAAAGAAAAAAATATTTTAGAGTAAAAAAAGAAGAACGTGAAAAACCAATATTTCCAAATATGGTATTTATAGCAGGAGATTGCGGTAAAGATATTAAAAGTGGCGAATGTTCATTATCTATTGGTGATAAAGAAAGTAACGATACATTGAAAAATGTTTTAAATAGAAATAAAACAGTTTTCAATAAAAAATACCCTTATGTATCTGGACAAGGTGCAAATGGTTTTGATGTATGCTCTTGTATGTTTAGTATTCACTATTTCTTTAAAAGTGAAGAAACATTAAATACGTTTTTAAATAATGTTGCATCTTTATTGAAAAAAGACGGAACATTCAATTGTACTTTTATGGACGGAAAAAGAATTGAGGAGGCGATTGCAGAAAATGGAGGAAATATTGTGAGTGGTATAAAATATACAACAGCCGATCGAGGAACGCCCGTTTGGTCGATAATAAGAAGATATAATATTGACGAAGAAGATAAATATAATAAGAAGATTAATGTATTCATTGAATCTACAAATAAATATATTCCTGAATATGTCGTATCATATGAATTACTTGTTGAAAAATGCAAGGAATATAATTTAGAATTGGTAGATAGTCAGTCATTTTCCGAATGTTTTAATAAAATTAAAAGTCAAATACCTGAAGACGATAGTGAAAAAGAACATATTCATAAAATTATAATGGAATTAGACAAAGACGAAGTATTAAAAAAGTTTAGTTTCTTTAATCGTTGGTGTATATTCAAAAAAACTAAATAAAATAATATAGTTCATTCGTATATAAAAGATAATTTATTTTTATAAATATATATAAGATGATTTTATTTTATAGCACTTTTTGTAATCATTGTACTATGTTAATAGATAACATTAAGAGATATGATGTAGATAAAAAAATAAAACTAGTATCTATCGACGAATTATTAGCAAAAAATATTAATATTGAAGATAAAATTCATTCTGTTCCTGCTTTTATGATTTTACCAAGTAAAGAATTATTATTTGGAAAAGAAGTATTTGATCATTTATTATTACCAGGAAGAGGTTTGTTATATCAAGCACAAAATACTAGATTAGAGAATAAACCTATAATAAATGCTGAAAATACAGATAATAATATTAATGCTAATAATACTATACCAATTGTTCCAAAAGCAGAAGAAGGCGAACCTTTACCATTTACTCTTAAAAGTTTTAATTTTTCTGATAATTTTTCACCAATAGATGATTGCGAAACAGAATTGAAAGATAAGAATTACAATTGGGACTTTATTTCAAATGATAAAAATATTACAGATGGTGTAAAAAATGCAAGTATAACAACAAATAGTTCATTTGATGAAAAAAAAGATAAATTGCCAAGTTTAGAAGAATTACAAAAACTTCGAGATAATATTAAATATTGAAATGTGAAATATATATATAAGGAATACCATATATATTTTTATTATATAGAAATGTCGAATCAATTTGTATTCAATCAGTATTATATTGATTTTATAAAAAGGCTAAAACAAGTTGCTAAAAAAACGAAAGGTGAAATGGAGGATAAGGCAAAAACCGACGATGATTCTTATATTATTTCAAAAAAGGTTATGAAGGCAATTAAATCTAATTATATTACACTTAATAAATCTTCAGATGAATATATTTTATATGTTAACTCTTTACCATCAGAGTTTTGGAACTCTTATGCTGAATTAGATGATACTCTTCCAGAATCATGGTTTACTGAAGAACATGTCAATGATGTAGAAATATATGAAAATATATCAATTGAAAGCATACGTAAAATAATAGCAGATGATTATCTATGTCATCATTTTTTAACTGTATTCTATTTATTCAAGGATACACTAGATGAAGAAACTGTTAAAAAATATGTTACAATTTTCCAAGGTTCTTTTAATAAAGAATCTATAGATGCGATTGAAAACGAAACACATAAAAAGATTATTAAACGACTAAATGAACTAAAGACAAAAAACACAAAAAGCAAAAGTGGTATTGATATGTCAAGTATTGAAGATACAACTTTAGGAAAGTTAGCAAAAGAGATTTTAGAAGATGTTGATGTTGAAAAATTACAAAAGTCAATTGCTGATAATGGAGATATTCTTAAAGCAATTGGTGACCCAGATAGCGGATTTAGCGAACTTATAACAAGTGTAAGCCGTAAAATGGCGACTAAAATTTCAAACGGCGAACTTAAACAAGAGAATATTTTACAAGATGCAATGAAGTTTGCTGCGAATATACCTGGTCTTTTTGGCAATTCAACTGATAATGGTTCTCCATCATCTTCTGGTAATAAACAACCAGATATGGCTAATATGGCTAGTATGATGAGTATGATGAGTTCTATGATGAATAATAAAGAAGGTATGGATGCTATGAAAAATATGATGGGTGGAATGGGAAAACCTAAAAAAAACACAAGACAAACATATGATAAAAACGCTTATAAAAAAAGTATAGCCGCGAATAAATTAAGGTCTAAATTAGATAGACGAAGAGACGAAACTACCGAATAGAATTATAATATAGATATTATAATAAGGATATAAAAACTTATGTTTTGGTTAGATAATTTGAATGAATTAATTAAACCTATATTAATTCCTAATGCTACTATGACATTAGATGATAAATTAAATGCGATAATAAGGTTTATTTTATTCATTGGTATTATTGCGACATTACTATTAAATGATACGCGATATGTATTATTTGTTATTATTATTATGATTTTGTCAATATTTGTGTATAATTATCAATCTGAAAAAAATAAAAGAATAGAAAAATATCTTGATTCAAATGATTTAGATATTGTAAATAATAAAAAATGTATAAAACCAACACAATCAAATCCTTTTATGAATCCTAATATATTAAGTATAAAAGAAGGTAATGAAAATTACGAAGCATGTTCGATTAATACAGATAGAATTAACAAATCAATGAACTCTTATTTTAATGATAAAGTTTTCAGGGATACAAATGATATATATGACAAATCATCATCTGAAAGACAGTTTTATACAGTTGCTTCTACTACTATACCAAATAATAGAGAACAGTTGGGAGAATGGTTATATGATAGAGGACCATCTTGTAAAGAAAACAATTTAAAATGTTATAATAATATTTATAATGATATTAAGAATTC